GTAAGTCACAATTAGTTGAATGTACATTCGATACTTTTGGTCTTGAATCTGGAGTGACTAAAAGAGTTGGTTATTTTAGTACAAGTGCTGTGGCACCATTCACTGCAAGTACAGATGGATTTTATTTAGAAAATGATGGAACAACATATAAACTTAAAGTAGAAAGATTGGGTGTTGAAACTGTCAACGTGCCTTGGACAAGTTGGGATAATTATGCGTTGGTTTCTGGTTATTCTTGGAATAATTTTACTGTAGTTGTGTTTGATTTTTTATGGCTTGGCGGGGCTGTGCTTAGATTTTTTTTAAAGACAAACCAAGGATTTGTATTATGTCATACTATAAATTACACTGGAGTAGCACAAGATGTGTTTCTTTCGAGTCCTAATCAGCCTATTCGCTATTCGATTAGAAGTAGTGGTACCACTGGTTCGTTTAGATATATTTGTTCACAAGTGGCCACTGAAGGAAGTATAAACGAATGTGGTTATAATATTGCCGTTGCGACACCAATAACAGCATCTGTTCCATCAAATACAGTTGCAACTATTGGGACAACATATCCGCTAAAATCAGTTCGAAAAAAAACAACTCATAGAGACATATCAATAAAAGTAACAGGAGCTCAAGTATTTGTTGGTAGTAATACTGATATTTTACATTGGAGTATTCAATTAAATCCTACATTATCATCACCATTGACTTATACTGATGTTGCAAATAGTTCGATACAAGAAGCTGATGGTTCAACTACAGCTGCCACTATTTCAAAAACAGTTACTATCCCTGGAAAAGTGATTGCAAGAGGTATAGTTACACAAGGTACCTTAATGCCGCAGAATTTATTTGAAACCGATTTTCTATCTTATCTTGGATGTTCATTAACCAATGTTATGGATGAATTGGTATTATGCGTGACACCAATAACAGCAACGATAACTTTGAATGGAGTTATTTCTTTGAAGGAATATTAAAATTAAAACAACAACAATATAATAAAAAAATCATATTTATATATGTTGTTAAACCTGATAGTGAGTTGACAAGTGGAGTAATTGTATATGTAGGATTGTAATGATAAGAAAATTTTTAGAGAACGTAAACAATCGTCAAGTTATTATTGAAAAATTTCCACATAAGTTAAAAAATGATTGTTTCGGAATGAAATTTCATTTTCCAAAATCTAAAAAAAATTCTGAATTGATTGTAAAATTCAAAACATTTAACGATAGTATTTTTCCAAATGTAAAAGGAAAAATGTCATCTGATGATTATGGACAATTTGTAATGAATTTTGATTCATTTGATATTCAAATTTGTTCTTCTGTAGACAATAATTCTTCATCTGAATTTTTAAAATGGGTTGAATGTTTTTCTAAAGGAAAGCCATATTCCGGAGGAGCTGATATATCCTTTTTTAATTATAATACCTCAAATAATAGTACAATAATGTCTTTAAGAGGGTGTATTCTTGAATCTGTGTCTTTTTGTGATAACCTACCACTTATTTCTATTAAATTTTTCTCATATCTAATTCCTGAAAGATAGAATAGTTGATTGTCTGGCATTTTGTGTGTGAAAATGCCAAATAATTACCTATTTATAAAATACTATGACACAAGAAGAAACAATTGAATTTATTAAATGTGCAAAAAATCCCATTTATTTTTTAAATAACTATGGGTATATATTTGATATTACTAAAAGCACTATTGATAAATTAACTCTTTACGATATTCAAAAAGAAGTTCTTGAAAATTATGTGTCAAACAAAAATAATATTATCTTAAAATCGCGGCAGACCGGAATTTCTGTCATAACATCAGGATATGTTTGTTGGAAAATGCTTTTTAATGAAAATGAAAGAATACTTATTGTTGCTAATGATGGTGCTGGAGCAAGAAGATTCTTGGGTTCAGTAAAACAATTTTTGGATTATCTTCCGGCATTTTTAAGGCCAGATGTAGTTCCAACAAACAACACTCAACAAATTATATTTTCTAATGGAAGCTGGTGTAAAGCTGTAGCATCAGGCGGTAACGCCGGTAGAGGAGAAACTTTAACTATGCTAATTTTGGATGAAACAGCATTTATTGATAATGCAGAAGAAATATGGATGGCAGCTGGTTTAGCTTTATCTGCTGAAAGTGCTAAGTGTATAATGGTTTCAACGCCAAACGGAAGTTCAGGATTATATCATGCTACATGGACGGAAACAATAAAAAAACAAAAAACTGATAAAAATGCTTTTGTTGGAACAGAAGTACATTGGAATCGTCACCCATATTATGCTAAAGATTTAGAACAAAGAACAGATGAACATGGAAAAAAATTCTGGTGGAGTCCTTGGTATGAAAAACAGTGTGAGCTCTTAAAATGGGATAAGGTGAAAATTGCACAAGAGTTAGATTTATCATTTGAAGGTTCTGCTGCAGTTGTTATTGAAAGCTGGATTATAGATAAATATGATAGTCATTGTGCTGATATTAAACCGGTATGTTATTATGATTATAAAGAACCTTCAGAACGATTTGTTTCAAGAGAAACAAAATTTTATGTTTGGGAAAAACCACAACCTAAAAGGAATTATATAATAGGGTGTTTACCAACAGGAGAAAAAGTTTTAACAAATAGTGGATTAAAAAATATAGAAGACATTGATTTTAATGATTTATTAGTTGATAAAAATGGAGAATATGTAAATATTAAAAACATACAAATTACAAGCGATATAGAAGATTGTGTTTATGAAATAAAACCTTCTAATGTTTATAGAAAAACAAAATTCACAGCAAATCATCCAATCTTATCATCAAACAAAGTAAAATTGAAAAGAAACTATAAACTAAATCATGAAATATATAGATTTAATGAGAGGTATTGGGATGTTCCATTAGAATTTTTAGAAGCCAAAGATATTAAAATTGGAGATTGGTTAATTTATCCAAATATTTATAAAAACAATATACTGGAATCTTCTGAAATAAAAGAAAAATGGAATAAATATGAAAATTCAACGAGAAAAGATTTTATTATAAAAAATCCATTATTAGATGAGGAATTCTGGTGGTTTATTGGAATGTGGCTGGCAGAAGGTTGGACAATAAAAAACAAAAATTCTTACAATATATGTACTTCACATAATAATAAAACAGAACAATATTTTGTTAAAAAAATAAAAAATATATTTAGTAAATATAATAAAAGTGTATGCACAACAATTAAAGAAATAGAAAATTCAATAAGCACACAATTTACATCTAAACAGATTTTTGAATTTATAAATGAAAATTTTGGAAAAGGAGCAAAAAATAAAATATTACCTGAATGGGTTAAATTTTTACCTGAAAACTATAAATTAGAATTAATAAAAGGTTATTTAGAAGGTGATGGATGTTGGTTCAAAGAAGGGCTTAGAGGTGACTCAAGAATATCATTTGTTAGCATTTCATTGGAGTTATTAGAGGGAATACAAGATATTTTATTTTCAATTGGATTAATATCTAGTTTACAATTATTAAGAAATGAATCGAAAGCATATTTTAAAAGAGATGGAAAAATAAGAGAGTGTAATACTCAAAAGACATACCAATTAAATTTGTGTCATTTTGATAGTGTTAAATTAGCTGATAAATTAAAGTATTCTCATGAATTTATACTTAAAAACAATAGAATAATTAAGGACTGTTTTTTTAGTAAAGATTTAGAAAATATATATTTCAAAATAAAAGATGTAAATAAAATACTATACAAAGGAAATGTTTACAATTTTGAAACGGAAAATCATACTTTTTTATGTAAAAATATTACTACTCATAATTGTGATATCTCAAGGGGAGATGGCGAGGATTTTTCAACAGTTGAAGTTATTGATGCTGATACACTTAATCAAGTTGCAGAATATCAAGGCAAAATTCCGCCAGACATTTTTGCTGAATTGATTTATAAAGTAGCCACAGATTATAATATGGCTTTTGTTGCAGCTGAATGTAATAATCACGGTTTGGCAACAACTCTGGCTCTTAAAAACGTCTTAAAATATCCAACAGAAAAAATACATCATTCCAAATCAATAAAGAAAATTTATGTTCGTCACGGTGGTGTTGACTATGTTGACCAAGATAGTGAGATACCAGGATTTCAAACAACAACGAAAACAAGGCCATTACTTATGAGTTGTCTTGCAAAATACATGAGAGAAACTCAGGTAAAGATAAATTCAAAAAGATTACTTAGCGAATTTAGAACATTTATAAACAAAGGTGATAAGCCTGAGCACGCTGATGGATATCACGATGACCTTATTTTTGCTTTTGCTATAGCTTTATTTATGAGAGACACGGAATTTGATAATGTATTTAAAAGTAAAGAATTTTTTAAAGCAATGTTAGATTCAATAAGTTTTCAATCAAATAGCAGAGGAATACCAACAAACACACAAAAAGAGGATGGTCAAAGGAACATTCAAACTCCTGACTCAGATTTAAGTTGGTTATATGGACCAATATCAAAAGGTTAAACATTGACTTTAAGTAAAAAAAACGATTAATTTGAATAATAAATAAAAATAAAATGGCAGAACAAGATGAAAGTGTATTTTCTGGAATTTTTAAAGCTTTAAAAAGAGGCGGAAGAGATAATAAAGAAACAGACAAAAGTATTTTAACAAATACACCGGTAGCAAATCCGTTTGCTTCAAAACAACAGAAACAGCAAGATTTTTTAAATATACAATCTAAAAAAATGTATGAAGACCTTTATACAAGGTCTATGTATTATGAAGCTGATAGATTTACTGCCTATCAAGATTATAGAGCAATGGATAATTCTCCGGAAGTGTCAGCAGCACTCGATATCCTTTCAGATGAATGCGTTACGAAATCAGAAAAAGGAAACATACTTGAAATTTATAGCGATAATTCAAGAGTTAAAAATACTTTAAAAGACCTATTCTACAATGTGTTAAATATAAATTATAACCTTGGATTTTGGACAAGAGAATTAATAAAATTTGGAGATGCTTTTGTTAAATTGGAAGTTGACCAAGAAAATGGAATTTTTGATGTTATTATGTTGCCAGTTGGTGAAGTTCATAGAATAGAAAATAAAGACGAAGAAAGTGGAACAAGTAAATTTAAGTGGGATAATAATAATTTATTTTTTGAAGAATGGCAAGTAGCTCATTTTAGAATATTAACAGATAGCAACAGACTTCCTTATGGAAGATCAATTTTGGAACCAGCAAGAAAACTTTGGAGACAATTACAATTAGCAGAAGATGCTATGCTTGTTTATAGAGCAATTAGAGCTCCAGAAAGAAGAGTTTATTATATTGAGGTAGGGAATATAGACCCCGCAGATGTTCCTCAATACATGGAGAAAGCAAAGGCTTCTGTTAAAAAAACTCCTATGGTTGAACAATCAACTGGTAATGTGAATTTGAAATATGCTCCGATGCCGGTTTGGAAAAATACGCCTATTCCATTATTGGATGGAAGAACAATAACAATAGAAGAATTGGCAAAAGAATTTGAAGAAGGAAAAGAAAATTTTGTGTATTCAATTCAAGACAAAACGCATCAAGTTGTTGGTGGAAAAGTTATTTGGTGTGGGAAAAATTACACTGCAAATAAATTAACAAAAGTTTGGTTGGATGATAATACTTGGGTTTTGACTGCACCAGAACACCCTTTTGTGCTCCGTGACGGCTCTGAAAAAATGGCAAGCGAATTATGTGATGGAGATGCTTTAATGCCATATTATGAAGATTTTAAAACACTTGGAGGAAATAAAAATAAAAACATAACTTACAAAAGAGTTTATAATCCAAATTCTGGAAAATACGAATATGTTCATAGATTAATTGGCAAAGAAATTAAAAAAACAAATGAAAAACACAACACATTACACCATAGGGACTTTAATCGATATAATAATATTTTTAGCAATTTAAAATGGGTAGATTTTGAGGAACATAAAAAAATGCATGGTGAGTTAAATAAAGTCAAATGGCAAAATCCTGATTTTGTAGAAAAATTAATAAAACAAAATATTGAAAGAAATTCAGTTTCGGCAATGGCTTGGTATAATTCTTCTGATTTACATAAAGAACATGATGAGATAAGAAGTAAAAGTTTAACTGCTCGTTGGGAAAATGAAGAAAGTAGAGAAGAATTAAAAAGTTCTATGACTATTAAGGTTGATGAAAATTGTTTTGATTTAATTGTAGAAGAAATTAAAAAATATGAAACTTTTGTAAATGCAGAAGATTTTATTTATAATCTAAAAAATACAGGGGTTTATTTTTTAATAAAAGAATTAAATAAATATTCAAAAAGAAATGTAGATACTTTTTTTAATAGTAAAGGAAATTTAAGAAGGATTTTACGTGAAAATGGTATAGATAATTATACAGAATTTTTACAAAAACATAATCCTTTATTGTTGGAATTAAAAAAAGAAAATTATAGAAATTTAAGAATAGAATGGAATAAAAACAATTTAATTCAAAACGAAAAAGGACAATATGAATATAAAAATCATAAAGTTTTAAGAACAGAAACAATATTTGAAGATGATGATGTTTATTGTATGACTGTTGTTGGAAATGATGGTCAACATGATAGACATAATTTTGCATTGTATTCTTTTGATACCTCTGGAAACCGCACTAACAGTGGAGTTTTTGTGAAAAACACATTTGAAGAAGATTACTGGCTCCCTATTCGCGGCGATAAAAGTTCTCGTATAGAGACTTTGCCGGGTGCATGCCTCGCTTTAGATACTAAAATAGAGCTTCTTGATGGTAGAAGTTTGGAATTGATTGAAATAATAAGGGAATGGGACAATGGAAATAAAAATTTATGGTCTTATTCTATAAATCCAAATACAGGAGAAATTGTTCCGGGGTTCATAACATGGGCGGGAGTTACAAGAAAAAATACACAAGTTGTAAAAATAACTTTAGATAACGGAGAGACAATTACAGTAACACCTGACCATAAATTTCCAACTAAATTTAATGGCAAAAAAGAAGCAAAAGATTTATTAATAGGAGAGTCTTTGTGGTCTTTTAATAAAAAATTCACACCAGCTTCTCATGATATAAGAAAAAAGAGAAATGATTATGAAATGATATATGACCATTTAAAAAATGATTGGATTTTTTCTCATAGGATGGTAGCTAATTATTTTAAAGAAACAGACCAAGAAAGAAGTATGGTTTTTAATGAAAAATATTCTGATTGCGATAAAAAAACAATTCACCATTATAATTTTGATAGATTTAATAATTCTCCTGAAAATTTATTTTGGATGAATAATAAAGACCATTATGAATTTCATCAAAATATGAGTAAAGAATGGTCAAAAATAGGAGTAGAAGCTTGGTTAAATAAATACAATAATAATGAAAATTTTAGAAATGAAGTTCTAAAAAAATTAAAAATAGCTCGCGAAGAATATTATTTAAACAGAACTGAAGAACAAGAAATTAAACACAATCAATCTATTTCTGATGGGATTAATAAATATTTCAATTCTTTAAGTATTGACGATAAATCAATAAGGGCAAAAATTAGTGCAAATAATGCACAAAAAGGTTCTGATAAATTACAAGAATTATTAAAAGACGAAGATTATAAAAAAGCATTTTATGAAAAAACAAGTGCGACTTTAAAAATTGTAAAAAATACTCCAGAATATAAAATTAAGCAAAGCAAAATTTCATCAGAGTTATGGAAGGATTATTCATTTAGAAATGCAGTCATTGAAAAACAAACAATAAAGTATTCTAACACCATGCTACAGTTTGTTGTAGGTAAATTTAAGGAAGGTTTATCAGCAGAAGAAATATTAAAAAATATTAATTCAGAATGTTCTTTATTTATGATTGAATTTAATTTGTTAAATGAGGAAAATAAACAACTAAAAAAGATGAAAAATGGTTTTACCCATAATAATCTTGATAAAATGATGAAACATTTTGGGTATTCTAATTGGAGAGATTTTAAAAGTAAAGTAGAATTTTTTAATCACAAAATCATATCTATAGAATGGCTTGAAGAAAAACAAGATACAGGAACAATAACAATTGATGGAAATGAATTATATCATAATTTTCATAATTTTGCTCTTACAAGTGGCGTCTTTACTTCGAATTCCAATCTCGGGGATATCCAAGATATAGAATACCTCCAGAACAAATTATTTGCAGCTCTTAAAGTTCCAAAACCATATTTAAATTATGCAGAAACAATTCCGGGAGGTTCAGCTTTATCTCAAGCGGATTTAAGATTTTCAAGAACAATAAACAGACTTCAACAATTTTTAGTTATAGAATTAAGAAGAATTGCAAATATACACTTGTATTTCTTGGGTTTTGAAGATGATATAAATAATTTTGAATTAACATTAACAAATCCTTCTACTCAACAAGAGTTACTAAAGCTCGAAACAATGAAATCGAGGCTTGAAGTATTTAAAGAATTATTTACAAACGAACCAACTTCTCCAGTTTCTTATACTTGGGCAATGCAATATATTATGGGATTTTCTGAATCTGAAATTAAACAAATTCTTAGACAAAAGAAAATTGAACGTAAAATGTTTGCTGAAATCGAAGGTGCTGCAGATGAATATATTGAAACCGGGATATTTAATGAGCTTGATAGAAAGTTTAGAAAACCTGGATTTGTTCCTGGACAAGTTGCCGGAGCAGAAGGTGCTGATGCGGGAGCTGATGCTGGTGGTGGAGGAATGAGTAGTGGAGGCGGTGGACTTGGTGGAGGTATGGATATGGGTGGAGGATTAGGTGGTGGTTTAGATGCTGGTGCTGGAGGAATGGATGCAGGTGCAGGTGGTTTAGATGCCGGTGCAGAAGGAGAAACAGGTGATGAATCTGGAGCAGAAGATTTAGGAACCGAAGAACCACTTTCAGAAAACAAAAAACCAAAAAACAGCTTACAAAAAAATAATGCTGCAGTAAATTTCAGAACTAAGACAATGATGGAAAATATTGAAAAACATCTAAAAAGTCTTAATGATGGAATAAATAAAAAAGACGATGATAAAAATTTAATAATTGATTAAAATATGTTTTACGACGAACACAATATAGACGAACAGTATCAGAACCTTAGAAAACTTTTGTTAAATACAGAGGGTGATTTATATAAATTTTTAGGGAGAACAAAAAACGATACAGCAGCAGTAAGAGCTAGAAAAGTTTTAAAAGAAATAGAAAAATTAATAATTCCACTAAGAGAGAGCATACAAATGCAAAGGCAGGATAATAAAGGTGAATATTAATGGAAGGTAGTTTCTTTGATTTTTCTAATACAAATAAGCCAGAAGATTATGATTTTGTCATACATGGAGAAACAAGAATTGTTCTTTTTGAAAAAACTGAAGAAATTTCATATGGATTCCATTTTAAAATGCTCAAATATTCAAAAATAGCAATTAAAAGAGCAATAAAATTGTGTGAAGACATTATCATTAAAAAAACATTAACTTGATTTTTGAATAAAAATACTTTTAATTTGAATAATGAAGCATAAACCTAAAGTCATAATTGAAAAATATAAAAAATGGAATTATATTGATAATTCCGGATATTATATTTGGACAAATAGATATGATGACATTATTAAAGCAGAAGATGTTAACGGCAATCCAAAACGCACATTTAGTAGAGAGCTTGAGCAAGACCTGCAGATGTATGGAATAGATGTCGAAGCAGAATTAACAGCAATGCTTTCCCAAGAAATAGCTAAAAAAATTGATAGAGAAATAATTCAAGAATTGATAAAAAGTGAAAAAGAGGAAACGACGCTCACTCGTATTGTGTTGTTTGAAAAATGCCGTAAGTGTGATTTAGAAAAGAATGGATTAAAATATTGGTATGATAAAAACGGAAAAACAATTAGGGTTGATGATGCTAATAGTTCACTTGATTTAAAACAATTTATTATAGGACGTAAAGGAGAAGCTTTTTTAGAATCTGGATATATTTTTGCTCCTTATGTTCCGGCTTTTTTAGAGCCGGCAATAATAAATGTTCAGGATTTTGCCGCAAATATTCCTCTCGTTTCAAGATATGCAACCAATCGAATTAATTTTAATTATTACAACCCTATATCATTCCCTGATTTAATTATCAAACAAACTCTTTAAAGGATTATTTATTTACTTTTTCTTCAATAATGTTAAATTTATAAAAAATTAAGCCATGGAAGAGTTGGAAAAAACCAAAAATATAATTACACCAGGGCAAACTTACATTTGTTTAAGCAATGAAGACAATACTAAGTTTGAGGTGGATTTAATAACATTTAGAGAAAAAGGGAAACAAGTAAAGTATTTATCTGTTAGCTTCATCGATTCAAAAGAAAGTACTGTTTCATTATCTCTTGATGAAGAATCTTTCAATACTTTAAAATCATTCTTTAAACAACTTGACTGGAACGGTTAAGATGCTTTTTCGCACTATTTATAAGCACAAAGTTCTTAGTCATGAAAATAATTAAAAAAATCACATTCAGAAGAGCAAAATCTTTATCTGAAGAATTTAAATTAATTCAGGAAAAATTTTTGGAATTAAAAAACGAAGGAGATAAAGAAGGGATTGAGAGAATAAGTTCTGTTTCTAAATTAAACTATTTTATTGTCATAGAATATGTTAATATGGCTGATAAAATAAATTATGAAAAAATATTCCCAAATGATGATTTTATTGTAGATATAGAAGGCTTATTGAACGAACAGGATAAAGTCATTCAACATATTAATAAAAGAAAAAAAGATTATCCTGAAATATTTCATAAACTTGGACTGATACATGAAGTTACTGGATGTTTTCTTATTGCAACTAGGAAAGAAAATATTAATAATATTTCCACAAAAAACACTAAAAACACTATTTCAATAAGAATTAGAAATTTGTTTCTTCCAAAAGAAATATCTAAAATGTGTAGCGAATATCATGATATTAAAATTGAAATAACCAAAAAAGAACAAGAGGAATTTAATAGATTTAACAAATTGAGTTTTGAGGAACAAGATATTATACTTCAAAATATACTTCAAAATGCAAATTCTGGCTCTGTTGAGTTTTTTTATTCTTCTGAATTAAATAAAGATAATGAGCTGTTAAGTGGATATACCACTCTTAAAATGGAAGATGCGTTTAGTCAAAACATAGAAAGGATTACCAGTGTCGATTTTTTAAAGTCATTGTTAAACAAAGCATTAGATAAAGAAAACTATGAATTTTGTGCTAAAATCAGAGATAGATTGTTTTTTTTAGAAACAAAATAATTATTTGCAACAAATAGCCTTTATATTCGTTTGAATTGAAAAATAATTCAATATAACAAATATGAGACAACTAAAAATTACCCACTCAATTACAGAAAGAAGCACAAAAGCAGTTGATAGATACTTGGCTGAAATATCTAAATATGAGTTAATTACCAAAGAAAGAGAGATAGAGCTTGCTGTTATGATTAAGAAAGGGAGTGAAAAAGCTCTTGATGAGCTTGTAAATTCCAATTTACGTTTTGTTGTATCTGTATCAAAACAATATCAAAATCGTGGTGTTCCCTTAATTGATCTTATTAATGACGGCAATTTAGGTCTAATTAAAGCCGCAAGAAAATTTGACGAAACCAGAGGCTTTAAATTTATATCTTTTGCAGTTTGGTGGATTCGTCAATCTGTTTTGGAAGCTATTTCAAATCATGGCCGGTTAATTAGAGTTCCGTTAAATAAAATAGGACTTCAAAAAAGTTTTTTAACAGCACACTCAAAACTTGAACAAAAATTAAATCGCCAGCCCAGTGATGAAGAAATAATGGAAGAAATGGAGCTTTCTGAAAAAGAAATAAAAGAATTGTTGTTTTCTATGGGAAGAATACAATCTTATGATGCTCCACTATCAAATGATGAAGATTCTGAATCATTATTAGAAATTTTAAGATCATCTGATGGAGAAAAAAATTCTCCAGATAGTTTTTTAGCAATTGATGAATCTTTAAGATTTGACATGCAAAGGAGTATATCTACATTAAATAATACTGAAAGATTTGTTTTAGAAAAGCATTTTGGATTAAATGGAAGCAAAGAAATGTCTTTGAGTGAAATTGCGTTAGAAATTAATTATTCTTCAGAAGGAATTCGCGTTATAATTAGAAAAGCATTAAGACAAATGAGAACTCAAAAAAAGGTTAATCTACTTAAAAACTATTTAAATTAATTATATCCACTTTTCTCTTGAGCTAAAAGTTGGTTTGTAGTTTCTTAAAGTGTTACATTTGTGTAAGAGCAAATAAAAACCACTTTAATGAGACAACTGAAAATAAGTAAGAGGATAACTAATAGAGAAAGTGAATCTATAACAAAGTATTTTAATGAAGTTAATAAAATACCACTTTTAACAAATGAAGAAGAAATTGAACTTGCTAATAAAATCTCTTCCGGAGATGAAGTTGCATTAGATAAGCTCGTTAAAAGCAATCTTCGATTTGTAATAACTGTAGCTAAACAGTATCAAAACAGAGGGCTCCCTCTTGAAGATATTATAAATGATGGAAATGTTGGCTTAATAAAAGCAGCAAGAAAATTCGACAATAATCGCGGATTTAAATTCATTTCATATGCAGTTTGGTGGATTCGTCAATCAATATTACAGTCACTTGCGGAGCAATCCAGAATGATACGGATTCCAACCAATCAGACTTCTTCCCTTTTTAAAATAAATAAAACAGCTTCTAAACTTGAACAACAGCTCGAAAGAGAGCCAACAAACGAAGAATTGGAAGAAGCTCTGGAAGGTATTGAAGTTAATGTCGGAGACTTAAAGTTAATTATGGGTCGTACCGTATCACTTGATTCTCCAATGGGAGATGATGATAGTTCTTTAACATTGCTTGATTGTACTGCTGATAAAAATAGTCTAAGTCCAGATAATGAGTTAAATATGGAATCAATGCAATCTGATTTTGTAAAAGTTTTAGAAAAACTTACACCGAGACAAAGATCAATAATATGTATGTATTTTGGTATGTTAGGACATAAAGCAATGACGTTAGAAGAAATTGGAAAAGAATTTGAGCTCACAAGAGAAAGGGTTCGTCAAATAAAAGACAGTGCAATAAGATTATTAAAATGTCGCAACAATAGTTCTATATTAAGACAACATCTTAATGCATAATGTTGATAAAATATTATTCCAAACTAACATCAACTGGGACACTGACATGGTATCTGTAGACGTATCTTGTTTTGTTTTAAAAAAAGATAAAATTATTGGAGACAACACTATAATGACAAGTGAACGACTTTATGGTGTCGGCATTTGTGAAAAAACTGGAATGATTAATGTTTGCAATTTTGATGGAAATTATTATACATATTTTTGGGTTATGCCAGATGAAATAATTTCAATTAATCCATCTGTAGAAGAATGGTATTCTGATGATGTAAAAAGGCATATTAAAGCAATAAGAGAAAAATGGATTATAGAGAAGAATACAAAAAAAGAGTTGAAGCAGAAGAAGAACAAGCAAAAGTAAGTCGTGCCAAAAGGAAAGACAAAAAGAGAGCTGAAATTTTAAACAATCAACTTGAGTTAGAAAGATTAAAAGAACATTCTACCGGACTTATAACCTGGAAAAGAAAAGGTACCCTTTTAGTTTGGGAAGGATTTGTTAATAATGAAAAATGCTTTAAAATAAGTAATGGCGTTTATAAATACTCGCTTTCTACGTTTGTTGATACCGGAGATAAAAAAGATAAAAATCCAAAAACATCTTTCGAACTAAATAAACTGCAGCTGGTAGCAGAAAAGATTGTTAAAAAAATCGTATCTTCTCCAGAAACTGAAAAAAAATAGTAAATATTATATGTTGTATTATTATATTTCTTATTTTTGTTAAAACCTAAAACGTATTCAAATGAAACTAAAACTCGAAAAAGATATTATATTTTTTGATATCGAATCAACTGGCTTATCCACTTCTAAAGATAGAATTGTTCAATTGGCAATTATAAAGTGTTTTGCTGATGGCAGGCCAAATTTAGAAAAAACAAGATTAATAAATCCTGAAATTCCAATTCCAATTGAATCTTCTGCCATTCATGGAATTACAGATGAAATGGTCAAAGACCAACCGACATTCGCTAAAGTAGCAAAAGGATTACTTGAACTTATAGGGAATTCTGATTTGGCCGGTTTTAACTCTAATAGATTCGACATTGTTATGTTAATGGAGGAATTTGAACGTTGTGGAATGCAACTTGATATGTCTGAAAGAAGATGTGTCGACGTACTTCGTGTGTTTCACAAGATGGAGCAACGTACTCTTGCTGGTGCGATGCGATTCTATTGTGATGAAAAAATAGAGAACGCTCACAATGCAATGGTTGATACAAAAGCAACATTAAAAGTTCTTGAAGCTCAACTCGAAAAATACAAAGATGTTGATTTTGAAGAAAAAGATGGAAATATTTTAAAAGCTCCGGTGAAAAATGATATACAAGCTCTTCATGATTTTACAAATGACAAAAATGAGCTTGACTTTCAAGGAAAAGTAAAACTTAACGCAGAAGGAGTACCCTGCTTTACGTTTGGAAAATATCAAAATCTTCCCGTTGGTCGCTCACTTGCTGGGGACTCAAAATATATGCAATGGATTTTAAATGGTGATTTTGCTTCTGACACCAAAAGAATAATTACGAGATTAAAGAATGAGTTTATTGAACAGAATAACCCAGTTCAAAGATAATGGGAAAGAAAATAATTCAGTTAGCCACCGTTGCTGAGGTTGTTCAGATGTTGGGCAGAAACAAACTTTCGAAAGAATATCGTGTACTTGATTTATATTGTGGTGGTGGAGGTGTAAGTATGGGTATTTATCTTGCCGGAGCTGCAAAAGTGGTTGGTGTTGACATTAAACCAGAACCAGAATATCCTTCGCTGACATCAGAGGATTTTACATTTATTCAGGCAGATGCCACAAAACTTGATTTGGAATTTTTAAGAAGCTTCGATTTTATATGGGCGTCTCCTCCTTGTCAAAGTTACACATTTGCTTCTGCTAGGTGGAGGAACCTTGGAAAAACTTATCCAGACCTCGTAGAACCGACAAGAAACATGCTTTTAGAGGCTGGTGTGCCATTTTGTATGGAAAATGTTACTACAGCACCAATAAGAAAAGATTTGATGCTGTGTGGAGAAATGTTCGGTATTAAAGTTATCCGGCATCGTATATTTGAATTAAGTGGATTTAAAGCAAAACAACCCACTCATATAAAACATAGAGGTTCAGTTAAAGCTGGCCATTATGTAACCGTTGCAGGTCACGGAGGTGATGGAATTGCCTCTTTAAAAGCTTGGCAAGATGGTATGCAAATACATTGGATGAAAAATAAAAAAACATTGGCCGAATCAATTCCACCGGTGTATTCAAAATACATCCTTCAAGAATTTTTTAGAGAGCATGGCGAAGAAATTTGATATAGGAGATGAGGTTTATTATGTTGGCAAAAATGAACTTTGTGCAACAAAATACAGAATTTTAAAAACACATGAACATCCTGATGCTTGCCATTTTGTTCATGCTGAAAGAATATCTGATTTTTTATTAAATAGTTCAACACAAACGGAATTTATGGTTGATGAACATTTAAGAGCTATGCCTTTAATGAGAATTGTAATAACAGAAAAATGGAAGAAATAAAAAAAAGAATCTCTAAACAAGTAATTGTAATCCGGAAAGATTTGAGAAACTCAAAAGGAGAAAAAATTCGTACTGGAAAAATCGTGAGTCAAGGTGCGCACTCTGCATTAAAAGCTATATTAGACCAATTTGGGCTTACTCCAAATTTTAAATATATAACATCTAAAGGTAGTGATGGAGAAGTAATGATGAGTCTTCATATACAAGCAGGAAGTGCATTAAATGATTGGTTATTCGGTGAGATGTTTACAAAAATAACAGTAAGTGTCAATTCTGAAGCGGAGCTTGTAGAAGTTTATAATAAGGCAAAAGAAAAAGGTTTGTTATGTTCTTTAATAACTGACGCTGGACTTACTGAATTTGGTGGAATTCCGACATTAACCGCCGTTGCCATCGGACCAGCATGGAACAATGATGTTGATAGCATTACAGGTCATTTATCTTTGCTTTAAACTATGAAATTCTACGAAAACAAAAATAACAACATCAAAAGTAAATTTTTTAAAGGGAATAATAGAATAAAATCATATAGAATAAAATCATTTTTTCCAATTAAATATGAAAAGCCTGTTTTCGATATAGGAGAAACTGTTAGCTTTAGATATTTTTACCAAAACGAAGAAGGAATAATTGATTCTTATAAATATAAAAAAGATGGAAAAATAGAATACGTTGTTAGGATAAAAAATATGTGGAGTTTAAAAAATACTAAACATATATTTCAAAGTTATGATTTATATATAAAACCACTTACAAGAAAAGTTTTGTTTGAAAAATCACTTTTATATAAAAAACAATACGAAGTAAAAATTTCTTATTCTGGCTCTTCTATAATGAACTATTGGATTGTTAGCAAAATAATAACTCCGGCATAACCATCCTTGTTTATTTTTTAAAATCAACAAGAGTTTCTTTTAATTCTACTAAATGTATGATATTCTCATCAATATTTTCATCAAGTTTATTTGAAATTCTGTTTTTGAATCCAATAAGAACTTCCTCATTTTCCTCATCTGTATTTTCTTTTAAAATAGAATTAATTAATTCGAAATTTTCTTTTTTAAGGTCTTCTAAATAATTCACTTTGTTTTCTTCTGTTGAAAGCAAAATGTTTAAAAGATTTTTTTCACCTTCATTTAAATGAGAATATCTTTGATTGAAATTATTTACTGCAAGATTTGTAATAAATTTCCAAGAAAGAAGTTTTGGATATTCTTCGGTTTCTTGTTCTGTTTCTAAGTTATTGGAAACATCTTCTCTTAAAAGATAATTTAAAACAAATTCATAAGCCTGGTTTGATTTATCTATATCAGTAAAACCCTTTCTGCAAACAGATTCAATAAGAGTGTGAACACTTTCATAAAGCTCACTTTTATTATCTTGACCTTCTACATGAGCATTTTCTAAAAGACTTATTCTTACATTTCTGTTAGAATCAATAATTTTATCCCAGCTGGTACCTTCAATTAATTTCAAATTCTGTGCAATATATCTTTCTGCAAGTCTTTCTTTAATGAATTTACCTTCTTCAAGATTTTTAAATACAATATTTTGAATTTTAAGTGCTGGATTGGATTTTACGCTTTTTAAAAAAGAGTTAAGAATTGAAGATTGTTCACCTTCAGACATAAGCTGTTTACTAGCGTATTTTAGGATAGTATCTCTAATTGCTCCGTAGTTTAAGCTAATTTGTTTTATTTGTGCCATTATATGTTTTTATAATAAATAGTTTCTAAAAATTGAATGCCGACGGTTATTCAATTCTGCAGTTTAGTGGCTTTAAAATTAGTTTACATATTTTAAAATCAGTGCTTGCATAATCATTTTTTCCTAAATCTATCGATATTACATTTTCCACATCAACAATTACACTCTGAATCACTTTTCCTGTCGGGTCTAAATTATTTATTCTAAAAGAAAACAAAATTTTATCGATTTGATGAATTCCTTTCTGAATTTTGCAAAATTCTATTATTTTAAGTAATTTATCCGATATTGACCGTCCAACATTATCAACAAAAGATATTGTGATATCATTCCATTGATAATTATTGTTAATTAATCTAAGTTTTGGAGCTGTTATCTTTTGTATTAAAAAACTTTCCATTTCAAATATATCTGGAAAATACACACAAAATCTATTTTGTACAATTGGTTCGAAAAATTCAAATTTTGGAAATCTGAATCTTGACTCAAGTTTTTCTTTATATTTTTCCATAAGAACAGTTCTTGTGGATAAATTTGGGTTAAAATCTGACATTATCTAAAGATTTCTTAAATGTTATAATTTTGAGCGACATAATTAGAATAAGTGCCATATATAACCGGTGCTCTTTCTCCTGATGAAAAAGGAATAAATTTTTCAGTAATTACAGTTCTTGTTAGTGTATTGGGGTTTATATAACGTCCAATATTACTTGAATACCCAATTAAAACAACATTATTACCTCCTTCAATTATAATATTTGAATATCCAGCCATATTATTTTTTAACTAACTCGAGAAGCTCTTCTCTTGTGGTTAATTTCTTTTTTTCAATCATATCAAGATAAATATTGATTCTTTCTTGTGTTAAATTTGTTAAACTATATTTGTCTTTAATAAATTCATGAAGATTTGTTGCTAATCTTTCTCTTAATTCTTTATCTTCTATTAATTTTTTAATTTGAACATACCATCCTTTTTCGTTGGCGGCTTTAGAAATTAAAAGTCCAGTTTCACCGTGTGTTAAAATCTCTTTATAAATACTATAATCTTGTGCTATAAGAACTTTCTTTTTCATTCCAGATTCTATGACCTTAAGCTCTGAATTATGATTAATTATTCCATTAGCATTATAAGAGTGCACATCATTAATTTCCATGTCATATACATCATTGTGGAATTGTTCAATGGATACTATTTTATCTTCAAATATTTGTTTTTTAAATGCATTGCTATGATTTTTTTCTGTTATTAATTTTAGTTTACTTCGTTTTGTGTGAGAAATGAAGTTTATTTCTTTAAAAAATATATCACTTGCATCTCTGTTTAAATTTAATCTGTAATAATATTTTCTATAAATTTTATTATACGAATGCGAAATGTGAGAAGTTATACCAAATCCAAGTAATAAATACTGAATTTGTTGTATTAATTTTAGGTCTTTACTACATAAAGAACACCCAGTATTTTCAACGGTACCATCCGCCTCAAATAAACCTCTTATAAATTCTTTAATAACTGATTTTGGTGATTGAAAAATTAAATCTGGTACCCTAAATGTTTTACCGTGAGAACCACATAGGTTATATTTTTTTGCAATTTTCAAAAATGTAACACAGGTACATACGACCTCAACGCCAAACCCTTCTTTTTGTAAAGAGTTTTGACATCTTTTATCAGGTTTTTTCTCACAAATTTTGGGATTTAATCCCATTGATTTCATTATAGAAACAACATCTTCCACAACATCAGTATGTCTTTTATCACATGCGACTTTAATTAGTGATGCCCCTCCATAATGACCATCACCTAACATGTAGCCAATAAATCTACCCCAAGTCTCATTTACTTTTATTTTAGGAATCATACTTTCATCACTATTTAATATTTTATCAGCAGTTATGTTTTTTGTTAATAACATAGGATAAGACATTTCTTGATATTTTTTTTGTAAAAAAATAGGTGATGTTAATTGTATTATGTCATTTTCTTTTAAATCTTGTAACATAATCCATTTATCATTAATTAAAAATCTATGATGAGGCGTTCCCTCAATTTCGTATCCATTATATGTTTTTATTTTTATCGTAGGAACATTTTTGTATTCAAAATAATTTACAATTTTATGTTGTATACCATTAATTTCTATTGAAGATTTAATTTTATTTTCAACAATATTTTTAATGTTAAAAATTCCATTAACTGTTGATATTAAAGAATCTCCAACAATACATTTAACCTCATTAAATGTATTATCAGTTAATGGAGCTAAATTAACATCACAATAATTATAGTGTTTTCCATATTGAGTTAATGGAAGAGTCCACCTTCTAACATATGCTTCATTTAGAATGTTTTCATTAGGATATGGTTCATTTTTACATTTTTTTAACCATTTTTGATATTCTGCGGAAACTATGTTTGGATTGTAATTATCTGTGAATATTTCTTCAAATCTATTCCATATTGTCTCTTGTGGAAGGATTTTTCTTGTGTGCTGGCTTCCATCTTCATTAATTGTTGTTATTGTGCCTCGTACATCGTATCCACACATAATCATTTGATATTTATCTTTTAATGATGCATCATTATGTAATAATTTCATAGATGGTTTAAGTAGCATAAGGTCATGAAAATGAGAGCTACCACCGATCCACGATATCCTTACTCTATCATTTAATTTTGTGTTTTCGTCTTTCCACATTTTCTGTGAAACATCTACACCATTTGGCATTACTAATACATTTTTATTATAAGGCATGATATGTTTAGCAAAAATATCAGTAGTCGTGGTGACATAATCTGATTTTCTTAATGTTTTAGTTATCTTTTCTGCTAATTTTTCTTTTATAGCAATTCCATATAGCGGATGTGTTTGAGGCGGTGCCCAATAATCATCTAAATCCATAATAAGAATTACACCAGCATCTTTTAATGTTTTAAAAAATTCATCCATTTTTTCATATGGTCCAAGTTGTCTATGAAAATGAATAATATCAAATTTTTTAAAATATTCTATGTCATTAAAATCTGGAGTTAGATTTATTTCAACATAAAAATCATTAGAAAATTTTTCATTAATTTCTTGAGCTATCCAGATAGATCTAATGTGTCCGACTCCTGCATTATCACTGGGCAAGAAGAGTATTTTTGTTTTTTTGTTTTCGATCATAATTTTGATATATTTACGCTATTTTAATTAAATTATTATATAATGTTGTGTTTGGAGTTGTTGATCCTAATCCAACATTGCCAGAACATGTAATTCTCATTTTTTCCCACTTGAATAATTTTTCAGTTAAAACTTTTCTTTCGTTTTGTCTTCTTTTTAATAAAAAAACACTAAGTTCAAAATCTGCAGATGTGATAATTATTTCATTTCCATTTTCATCTATTTCTTTTTTAAATTCCAAATTACATTCAATCCATGTATTAAAATTAGACAACATATTTCTGATTTCAAAGTTTTTGGGTTTAATTCTTATTTCTCCATCATCTATGGGTGAGTGAATATATAATGAAGCATTTGGCGTTGTTGTTCCTATTCCAACATTTCCACTTTTTGAAATTCGAATAATATTTGGAGATGTGAGTTTATAATTATATTCCATTTTATGATGTATTAATTAAATTATTTGCTCCGGTAACATTTATATAAGTTGCACCTGTAATCGTTGTATTTGCTAAATAAACGGGGTCAGTTCCTGTTACATAGTTATAAAATGGGTAAATGTAATCATTCATTATTAAAGGATTTTCAATTGTTGTTGTAGTCCATGCTCCTGTAATTAAACCACTTGTAAAATCCAGCATCTCAACTTTTTTAATCTTTTCAGTTAAAACCATTCTTTCTTTTTGTTTATTCTTCATTCTGACAACACTAAACTCAAAAGAGATAGATAAAACATTTTTCTTGTTTCCATTTTCGTCCTTTATCTTTTTAAATTCAACATCACAATCAATCCATTCATTATATTCAGATAAAAATATTGTAAAATCTCCAGTTTCAGGGTCTATACGTACTTCTCCATCTTTGGGATATTTAAAATTATTATTAATAGTATATGTAGGTGTTATATAAGAATTAATGGATGAGGTACCGCTTGCCCATAATGTTACATTGCTACAAGATGCAGAAGTTAATAGTTGTCCTGTTGTTGTTGTAACTGTACCATTATAAGTGCTTGCTGTATTATTTTCTACCGGCATATTATTCTTCTTTTTTGTCGTTTATATAATCTGAGGCATCTTTTTCTGCTTCTTGTAATTTAGATAAAAATGGTTCTTCTTGTGCTTTAATAGCTGTTTCATTTTCTTTTAAAAGGTCAGCAATTTTATAAGCTTCTCCAAGATTGAGATGTAAAATTGAATTATCAAATGATTCAACCTTTACATAGCCTCTTCTTGTTTGAGAATCAAGTGATGCTGTTGGTTGTTCTTGAGCAAGAACAAATTCGCCTGGCTTTAATATAATTCCTTTTGATTCGTTAGAAGATAAAGCAATAGCTATTTTAACGCCTTCGCTACTTTTGTTTACGTGTTCAATTTTCCAGATTTTCATGTTTGTTTATTTTAGATAGATTTGATTTGTATAAAAATAGAATTTTGAAAAGAAAAAGTAAAGTTTTATTATAATTTAAACTTTTTTAAGAAGAGTTAAGGAATTTAAAAAAGAATTTATTACCTCATTTTTTAGGTTTTCAAGGTCAGATAATGAATGTTTTGAATTCATTGTGAATTTATTTGTTACTCCTTTGAGAGTAACTGATAATGATGTATTTGAATTTTGTTCAAAATTAACTGATATGGTTAGTAAGAATTCTACCGGCTCTTCAATTTGATTTGTATTTCTTACATTTAATTTTGTTGTAAAAGTATTAGAAGCTATTTTTGTAGCACTTTTGCTTATTTGCAATATTGAACCTTCTACTTTTGAAATTTCTATATCTAATGAATTAACAATTTGTTTAGCTAAGTTTAAAATATATTCTTCTGCATACCAACTCAATGTTCCAGTTTCACTACGACCATTAGTTGAATTAAATTCAATGTTTTCCTGAACTAATCCCGCTAGTCTTTGTAAGTTATTTTTATATTTTTTTGAAATAATCATATTAAGCCTTGGGATATTTTTCTAAAAAGTGACTTCTGATTATAGAATCAAGTCTATCTTTAATTAGTTGATCTAAATCAGTGGAATTTAATCCCATATTATCAGATGCTGGTAATGTTGCGTCTATTTTTGGTTCAATAGAATCTTTCATTTGTTCTGTCGATTCTTGGCTTGCTTGTGCCTCTGCTGGGGTTAAACCTAAATTTTCAGGAACGCTTTCCGGAACTTCACCATCTTCAAATGGTTTTTTCGTAAAAGTAGCAGTACCTTCAAATGGATTAAATACTATTTCTCCTGATTTTTCAAATTTAACTATATATAAATCGGCTCCTTTTTTACCCTCGGTTGCCCATAATTCTATCATAGAACGTTTGTCGTCCGGATTAGACATTAATCTAAATGGTGTAGTAGAAAGAGCTTCTGCTCCTAAGCTTATTTCGTTCTCGTCAAATACAAATAGTTTTTCATTACCAATTCCTTCTAAAATTGCAGGAATTTGAGGTTTATATGATAATGCTTGTTCTTTTTCTAATAAATCTTTTTCTTTTAAAGTTAATTCAGATTGCTTTTGAGCAAATTCTTTTTCTTTTTCTTCTAACTCCCCTTCTCTTTTTGCTAAGTCGATAGTATCTTTGCTTATAGTTGTGGTTTTTGTTATTGACTCTGGAGAAGTAATGGATTTTTCCGGAACCGGATTAGTAACTGGTGCTGTATTTACTACAGGTTGTTCAACAGGAGCTGCTTCTGATAATTCTGGCTTTTTTAATTGTGAACAGATATTATTTTTAATCTTAGATATTGTTTCTTGGCTAATATCATTGGTAAGACCTTTTTCTCTGATTTTTTTATTTATCAGTTCTTCTAATTCAGTCTGGTTAATTTTTTCACTCATGATGCAGGATTTTTCCTTTAATGATAAATAGATTAAAAAAACAACATATTTACATAAAACCTCGATAATGGCAGTTAATAAAAACAAAAAAAACAAAAATGGCAGTTCTGACTACAAGAACGAAACCAAAAGAGTATTGGAACTTTTAATAGGAGAAATCCACTTCAATCCAAAAACAGAAAATCAAAAAATATTCTATGAACTTTTAGACCAGAAAGAAATTATAATAGCTTCCGGACCTGCTGGTGTTGGAAAATCTTTAATTTCTGTCGTAAAAGCTCTTGAACTTTTGAAGTCAGATAAAAATGAATTTTATAAGATTTTAATATGTACTCCAGCTGTTGAAGCAGACGAAGCCATAGGCTTTTTGAAGGGCTCATTAGAGGAAAAGCTGGCGCCATATGTTTTTTCAACACTATATTTATTTAGAAAAATAATAGGTGAAGCAAAGGTTAAACAACTGCAAGAACAAGGGTTTTTAGAAATATTACCTCTTGGCTTCGTTCGAGGAATTAATATAGATTCAACAATTTTAATTTTCGAAGAGATGCAGAATGCCACGCCACGACAAGTTAAAACGATACTTACCAGAATAGGACATCATTCAAAATTTATTATGAGCGGGGACTTAGAACAATCGGACAAATTTAAGAACAGTAAAGAGAGTGGTCTATATGATGCACTAAATAAGTTAGAGGGTATTGATAAAATAGGCATTTTTCATTTTGAGAATAAAGATGTTGTTAGAAATTCTGTGATAAAAGAAATATTAGATAGGTATAAGTAAAAATTTATTTTTTATAATGATTTTATAAAAAATTTTACTATTTATAAATGAGTACTCGAAAATGGGAAGACATAAAAAAATAATAACTAAAAATGTTTATATAAAATGTAGGGTTGAACCTCTTCTGAAGGAGGAACATATTTTTTTTTGTAAAAAAAGGAAAATAAACCCAACAACACACATAAGAGAATTTATAATAAAAGAATTGCAAAATGATAAAAAAATATAATAAAAAATACTATAAGAGAAAATACTTTACCGAAGATGACGTTTTAAAAGAAAGTATAACCTGCAAAACAAGAACTGAATTTATGAATAAATTTCCAGGAGCTCGTGCCGCAGCTATTAGAATGGGAATTCTTGAAAAAGCTTGTGAACATATGTTAATTAAAAGTTACAGTATGCCACAATTAATAATACGACAAATAATGGAAGGATTATTTGATGTTCGATGTAAATATAACGACAGAAAACTAATAACACCTTACGAAATTGATATTTTATTTGAACAATATAATTTAGCCATTGAATATAATGGAGAAAGATGGCACAGAAATGATGAAGTAAATAAATTTGAATTATGTAAAGAAAAAAATGTTTTTTTAATAACCATAAAAGAAAATAACAGAAAATATGAAGAAGATGTTAAAAATCAACTTATTAATAATCTGGATGTTATAAATAAAATGAGTTATAAAAACATAACAAAAGATATGATTTTAAATTTTAAAGTAGATTATATTAAAATAGTTCCTAATTTAGAAGATATAAGAAATATATGCTTGAAATATGACGATTATAAAGAATTTCGAGAAAAAGAACCAAGCATAGTAACATTGTTGAGGAGTAATAAAATAATATATGAACTAACCTCTCATATGAAGAGAAAATATCGTGTATATGTATATGATGAAAATTTTATTAATAATATAAAAGAAATTATCAAAAATTTCAAAGGTAATATCTCAAAATTCTCAAAAGAGCAAGCAACTATTTATGGCTATATTAATAGCCACAATTTATCTCATTTGTTAGAACACCTCAGAGAACAAAAAGAAGAATGGAATTTAGAAACAATAATAGCAGAAATAAAAAAATATGAATTTTATACTGATTTTCATAAAAATTCAGACAGTTGTTATAGCGCCGTAATGAGAATGGGATTAGATTATTTATTAAATGATTTAAAGCGGAAACGGAAAGCAGGATATACTATAATTAGAGAAGGTGATTATACAATTGAATCTTGTATGAATTGTATAAGTAAATATAGCACATTGACAGAGTTTATTAAAGACGAAAAATGCGGTGTTTATAACTATTGTTATAAACATGATTTAAAACATTTATATGCACACTTAGAACAAAGGGAAAAGTGGACAGAAGAAAAATTAATACAATGTATAAGTGAGTGTAAAACAATAAAAGAATTATCGACAAAATATCCAAAAGCTTATGAAACAGCAAGACAAACAGAAAAATATAAGCACTTATTGAATGGTTTAAAAAGATGTAGAGATTATAATATTTCTTAACCATATTTATTATAAATAAAATATCATGCTTATAGAAAAAAAAATATGCCCACATGGTTGCGTAGGACAACTATCAGAATCAATAAAAACAGTTGTTGCCGGCAATTCAAATTTATTGCTTGACTCCTCTAAGTTCACTGCACCAGTTACTGAAATCGTAAAAGTGTATACTTGTAGTTGCTGCGGAGGAAGTTTTGAAACACATCAACCTTCTAATAGTAGAATGGTTATTTAAAGATGAAAAAGTTTTTAAATGAAATAAAAAGAATGAAAGCGTTGGTTAAATATCCATTCTTAAATGAAGAAATGGAGGTTTCTGCTAAATTTAACAATAATGAATGGCAAGAACAAAAAAATGCAATTGTTCTTGAGATTGGAATTGATTTAGAAAACAATGAACAACATAGGATGAATTTGATTTTATCTTTTGGCTCTCCGAGCGGTTATTTAGAACTTGTTTTTTATTTTAACTTAACTGATATAGACAATTCAAGAATAACATCAAAACCGAAATCTATATATGATAGAGAGATAGCTAAAAAATATTTACCAAAAGATTTAGTTGGAAAAAATATTTTTATGCCAAAATTAAAGGAAATGCTTAAACAATTATTAAAAATGGAAACGCCAGATAAATTTTTTATGGAAACTTTTGAAGACCATAAAAATATAAAACAAAAAGAATATTATGATAATCTTGTTGCCATTATTATGAATCATGGATATGTAATAGAAAAACAAGGTGTTAATCCTGTAACAAAAAAATATGCTTGGAAGTTTTTAAAAAGAAATTCTCTTCCGCCGTTAACAGAAGAAGAAAAAATTCAAGATAATTTAATTTTCAATAAACAACGAATAAAAGATGAGGAATATTGGAAAAGACATGATGCTGAAGCAGAGAAAATAATGGAAGAACACATGCGACAAATGAGAGAAAAAATCTGAATAATATTAAACAGTTATTTAAAGACAGGGGTTGAACTGGAAATTCCGAAAAGGACTGGGTTGAACTTGATAAGTCTTTAATTTTAAAAAAGACAGGACAATACTCTGAGCAAGTCTTACAAAAGTCATCTTAATTGATGATTTTTTGTTAAATAATAAATTGCTTATACACATCTTCTCTTGTTTGGGTTCGGTCTCCATTTATGTCTCTTATTCTAAAATCTTTTGGATAATAAGCTATTGTATCTATTCCTAATTTAATTCCGGCTCTTATTCCACTTTCGTCAAATCCTGTTTGGCCACCAGAACGAATGGATTTTACTTTTATTAAAAAAGATTTATGATTAATTATATTGTATAATAGATTATAAGTAAAATCATCACATTCTTCTTGTGTCATTATTCCTTTCATCGTAAAGATACCATTTCCGGCAATATTGAAAGTTAATACATCTTTAACCCCTAAAAATCTTTTATTAATAAAATTTACTATTTTATCTGCTTTTAAATTAATGTCACCATTTGGAGCCACAGGAACATAAAGATTGTTATGTTTTAGAACCAACTTTTTAGTTAACAATTCTCCTGGTGATTTGAAATTAATTGCTATAGCAAAAGTTATATCTGCTTCTTTGGCATTAACTACAGTTCTTGGTACGTAACTATAGTTTTTATCTTCTTCTAATGTAAATTCCATAATACAAATATAACAAAAAACCCTTGAATAATTAAATCCAAGGGTTTAATAATAAAATTATTTTGAATTAATTTCCTGAAAGAACAAAACCATTTAATGTCGTAAACGCTGTATTAGCACTAAACGCACTAGCTGTTAAATAATTTTCTCTTTTTACGTTATTGTCAACAAATAATGTATTTGCAACATTTGAACTGAATGTACTAGAAGATATTGAGAAAATTATTGTTGTATCACCGGTTGCAGACACTAATGCACTTTGTCCAGAAACAGTTATTCCGTAACCACTAAATGCTGTTGCTGTAAACACAGAATTAAACCAAGCTAATGTTGATACTGAACCACTAAATTCAGTATATCCAGAATTACCAACCGCTACAGATGATGCAGTATTGTTAGCTAATGTGGTTCCAGTTGATGCAGAAGTTATGAATGTATATCCAGTTGGTGTTGTTACTAATGTTTTAGTTATTGTTAAGCCACTATGTACAATAAATCCTGTATAACCAGTTGTGTAACTTCCTAAATTAGTTACAATATTATTTATAGGGTCAAAAATAGAAACTCCTTCATTTATTAATGCTTGCGAATTAACAATTTGAGTAGCTCCTGTTAAGTGTCTGAATCCAACAAGATGATTTGGAAGAATTTCTTTTCTAAATACTTGTTCACTATTAACGTATTGTACGCTAAATGGATTAGTTGTGTTTGGGTTATATAATATTATCATTTTAGTTTGTTGGTTTTAGAGTAAATAGTTTTATTAAATGTAAAATTGAACTTTTTTAAAAATTTTTTTTAATTAAATAAATGGCTCTGAAATATTGTTCCAGAGCCATTTTATAACAAACAACATTCTAAATTAACCTTTTATGATTCCGGCAAGTACTGCCATTCTTTTCTTTTCTGATTCCATTAATGTACCACCAGCCTTTGGGTCGTTGGTTTTTTCCATGTTATCATTAACGTTATCTTGTTGAGCATTTTGAACAGGAGTTTTTCCAACGATAGGCTCCTCAAGGTTTTCTTGAACACCTTCTTCTTCAAATTCGAAAGATTCATCACCTTCTTCATTATCTTCTGTGTTTTCTTCATCAGATTCTTTATCAGTTACTTCAGCTTCTTCTGAACCTTCAATTTCTCCTTCTTCTGGTTCTTCAACACCTTCTTCGCTACCTAAATCTTCTACGCTTCCAGCATCTTCTAAGCCTTCATCACCAGCATCTCCGGATAAATTAAGAGCCATTTTAAGGTCTTCAATTGCACTAAGTACAGCAGCTTTATCTATTTTTCCATCATCATCAACGTCTGTGTCAATATCCATTTCTGTGTCACCGTCAGTATCTAAATTCATATCAGTATCTTCGATTTCAGTATCTTCAATTTCTTCGTCATCTTCCATCATCGTATTAGGATTTTTTGATGGATTATGAAATTTTGGTTTATGTTGGAATTTATCTTTAACAAACTGTGTTTCTGCAGGTGTAAGATTGCTTCCTCCAGTAGGTTCTTCACTTCCACCGGCTTCAACTTCATTAAGTTGGTTAAGTTGTTTTTTAATAGAAGCTAATTCTTTTTTAAGAATAATAGCTTTTTTGAATTTAGTAGTTTCTTCTTTGATAATTCTATCTAAATCTGATTTTTTGATTTTAATTTTTGCCATTTTGATGTTTTTTAGATTATTTTTGGTTGTTTGTTTATTGTTTGTTGCTGAGCGCTGATTTTAATTGCTCTATTTCTTTTTTAAGAAGTTCGTTTTCTTGTTTAATTGAATCGTCTCCTTCGGAATCTTTTGTATTAAATTCATCTCCAAAACCCTCTGACTCTTTAGAATTATATGGATTATCAATTCCCATGTCTTTTGCCAATTGTTCAATATGTGAAATGCTCATTGGATTTACAAAACCAGAATGTGATTTTTTTGTTGCATCATTTGGACTTGCAAAACCCATGGTTCCAACCAATCCTTGACCTACAAGACCCATGCATTCGTTAATTTTTTTAAGTTCTTCTTCGATTTTTTTAACTTCCTCGAAAAGTTCTTTTTTTCTGGTTATAATATAGGCCTCTTCTTTTATTAATTCAAGAACCTTATTTTTATTTATTTTACTTGTAGCCATTTTTAAATGCTTTTTAATTAAATAGAAAGAAAAATTAAAATATCAACAATTTTTTTACCTGTTGACTTTCTCGAATAAATAGGTTTAATTTGTTGAAAAACATAATAATGGAGAAGAAACTTAACAAAATAAAGGTAATTGTACCTTTTTATAACCCAGGCAGATTTCTCGAATTGTCTATAAATTCAGTATTAACACAGGATTATGAAAATTATGAAGTATTATTTATTGATGATTCCTCGACCGATTCCTCTTTTTCTAAAATACCTGGATGCATTTATAAAATGAAAGAAGATGGTTCCCCAGAGAAAGATTCTGATGGTAATTTAATCATAGAAAAAAAAGACGCAATTTTAGAAATAACAAAATGCAAAAACATTGTTGCATGGAGAGCTAGTCAGCAAAACACTGCTTTACCAAACATTCACAATGCGGTTATGAATTTTTGTACTGACCCTGATGATATTGTTGTTTTACTTGATGGTGATGATTTTTTAATAAACAAAAAAGTATTATCTCACATAAATAACCTTTACAATGAAAATGACTGTTGGATTACTTATGGTCAAGCCAGATGGACAGACGGAAAAAAAGGATGTGCTTCTGCTTATTCTATGGAAGAATATAAAAATGTAAGAAAAGCACCTTTTAGAATTTCTCACCTTAGAACTTGGAGAGCTGGAGTATATCATAAAATAGCTGAACAAGACCCAGATTTCCTATATTTAAAAGACAAGGATTTTGAAATGTATAAATGGAGTTGGGATACAGCTGTGATGTTTTGTCTTTTAGAGCTAACTCCTTTTGAAAAATTGAAATTCAATGAAACCATTCTATATATGTATAATAGAGATAACCCTATTTCAGAAGATAAAATAAATCAAGAAGCTCAATGGGCAGTTCATAGAGAAGTGAGTAATAAGGTGCCTTTAAAACAAATACAAAGTTATAAGTAACGGCAAACTATGAAAAACGAATTCCCAAGACGAAATAGATTGGATTTAAATACATCAGCAGAAAAATCAATATTCGATGTAATGCAAGAGGTAGAAAAAATAGGATGCGACGTAAGATTAACGGATGCAGTAAATTTTTTGGACAAAGCAAGAAATTTGGTTGCTGATTATGTTGACGAACAACTTAATACCACCAAAACTGCTTTATAATATGGTCATAGGTTCAGGAATGATAGCAAAAGCATTTAGTCATTATATTAATAATGACAATGTTATAATTTTTGCATCCGGTGTTTCCAATTCAAAAGAAGAAAGTGTTCTTTGTTTTGAAAGAGAAGAAAAAATGTTGCTTGATATAAATTCTAAAAATCCAGAAAAAAAATTCATATATTTTAGCACCATAAGTATTGAAGATAAAAGTTTATCTAATTCAAAATATATAAATCATAAAATCAATATTGAAAACATAATATCTAAGAATTTTAATAACTATATTATTTTTAGATTACCTAACATTATTGGAAATGCAGAAAATAAAAATACATTTTTTAATTTCTTTTTAAATAAAATTAAAAACAACGAAGAGATAGAGATACAGAAAAACGCATCAAGATATATAATAGATATAGAAGATGTGTCAAAGTATCTTACTCCGTTAATTGATTCTGAGTTAAAAAACAAAACAATTAATGTTTGTTTTAGTGAAAAAATTAAAATGATTGACCTAATTGAGAATTTTGAAAGAATTATGAATATTAATGCCAAAAAAAGAATTATTGATGCCGGATATGATTATAATGTAGATAATAAAGAGTTTTTGTCCTTAATTAAGTCTAAATATTACAAAAATGAGCTTTACATATTTAATACAATGAAAAAATATATAAATGGATAAGTTTAATATAATAGATTGTTGCAATAAATCAGATAGGGTTTGTACTCGGGAAGTTTTATTTGAAAAATATAATCCATATTTAACTGCTGTTATGTTAACTGATTTAAATACTTGGGGTTATCCAAACATAGATGTTGGTTCTGTAGATAAATCGATTGAATATTTGAAAGATAAAATAGAAAAAAAAAGGTTTGTTGGAGAGTTTTTGCATGGAACAGAACATGTTTCGTTAGATATTCACTTGTCAAACGTAAGCCACTCAATAGAAAATGTGTTTTTGAAAGATAGAAAAATATATGGCAAAATAACAGTATTTGATACTCCTTCCGGAAGAATAGTGAAAGAGCTTACTAAAAATAAATTTGAAATGAAATTTAGAATTAGAGCTACTGGTCATATAAATGCAGAAAATTCAACAGAGGTTGATGAAATAATAACTTGGGACATACTAATGTAAATTAATAAAAAACAAATATGATAAACACAATAATTTTTAGCGAAAATAATCCGGCCAGATTAAGAATACTTCTTCAGAGCATAAGAAAAAATTATGTTAATGAGTTTAATTTCCATGTACTTCATAGGTCATTTAAATCTGATTATGAACCATTGTATGAAAATTTAAAAACAGAATTTTCTGATTTAAATATCAATTGGACAGGCTATTCAAATTTTAAAGAAGCTGTATTGAGGATATTACAAAATAACTCCGAACTGAGTATGTTTTTGAGAGATGATAATATTTTTTATAATTCAGAAGATTTTAAATCTATTAACTCAATTATGGAATCTGAACAAAATGCATTGTGTTTTTCTTTGAGGTTAGGTAAAAATACTAAATTATGCAGAAATATGAACACTGCTAATAGTTTGGTTGATATTGTTGACAGAGAAGATGGAAAAACAATGAAGTGGAACTGGTCAAAGCTCTACCTTGATTTTGGATTCCCGTTTTCAACTGAGGCGCACATATTCAGAACAAGAGAATTACTTAAAATGCTTAAACAAGTTTCTTTCGAAAATCCTGACCAAATTGAAGAAAATCTTTTTGAAGTATTCGAAGCATTTCCAAGGAATGAAATGTGCTCATTTAATCATAGTGTTGTAGTTAAAGATGTTGCAGGTCCTGACCAAAAACAAATAAACGAAATGTATCAGAATGACAAACAAATAGAATTGTCTGAAATGGATTTTTCGAATGTTGATGGTTGCTGGGCATACATTCCAAAACCTACAAGGGAAGTAAAAACAATAGAAAAAACTGAAACAAATGCTTAAAGAAATTTGAAACATGAGTGATAAAATAAGAAAAATAGTAAAAAAAGTAGTAGAGAAAGTGATGAATGAAGATGATTTATTAATTGATGAGGGTCTTACAAAAACTGTTCCATTGGATGTTGCTGTGAGTAGATTAAAATTCTGGTCTCAAAAACAGAAATTTATTTATGACGGAGAAGAATATCCAAGAAAATTGGATGTAAAAATTGACAAAACAACAGATACCATTGTTGTTAATGATATATTGTGGTTTGATAATAAGATATTAGAAAATTTCTTTATTATTTTAAATAATCTTGGTTATTTTATATCTGAATTTGGATATAGTACAGAAATAGATAGAAAAGTTGGTTACAAAAAATATAGTATAGAAGATTTTGAAAAAATATTTAAAGAAAAAGATAAATTAGTATCGTTATCTATTGTAATAGAAGCTAAATTTGATAAAGAAATAAATAAAATACCAGATAAACTTTTTCATTTATGTCCACAAGTAAATCTTTCTAAAATATTAAAAATTGGTTTAACACCAAGAAGTGGCTCTAAAATATCAAATCATCCAGATAGAATTTATTTAGCCTTTTCAAGAGAAGGTGCAAAAGGAATCGGAAGTGAAATTCAAAAATACGACCAAGAGAATGAATATGTATTTTGCTTATTAGAGATAGATGTTGAAAAATTAAAACAATTAAGAGAAAAAAATTTAAATAAAAGTAATTTAAGATTTTTTGATGACCCTAATTTTAAAAACAAAGGAGTTTTTTCTTTAGAGAATATTCCTCCAGATGCAATAACTGTGTTAGAACAAAAAATTGAATTTTTTAAATAAACACAAATGGAAGAAAATAATTTAAAAGAATTGAAAGAAGAAGAATATAAACCTATTATATTTAATCAAATCAGGATTTACGAAAGAATGCTTGTTAATTCTGAATCTTTAATATATAAATCAAAGTCATTGTTGGAAGTTAAAAATTCTTTTTATCATTACTTTAAACCTAACAATGATGAGGAGTTTAAAGTGAAGATAAATAAAAAAACAAATACGATTATTATTTATATTACTCACTTTAATAGACGTTTTGTGGAAAGATTAGAGTCACATTCGGATGATGATTCTTGTTATATATCCGAAATAAGAATTAAACAAAAAAACATAAAAACCCCTTATTTTATAGAATATCGTTCTCGCCATTCATTAGAAAGATATTTAGGTAGAAAATTAAAAGATATAGAAGAATTTACTTTTTTTATAGAACCGAGATTTGATACCCAATTAAATAAAAATCCAGAAAAATTATATCATCTTTGTGATAAAAATGATGTTGAAAATATATTACAAATGGGTTTGAGCCCTAAAAAATACCCAGATGAAACACTTAATAAGAAAAGATTATATTTCGGACTAACCAAAAATAGTGTTAAAAAAATGAAAGACATTTTTAAAGTAAATAAAGAAAATACTTATGTGATTTTAGAAATAGAAACGTCAAAGATTAAAGACTTAAAAAAAGAAAATTTATATATTCTTGAGGATAGAGAAAAAAAGATTCCAGGAGTATATTTAATAGAAAATGTGCCTCCTATTGCTATCACAGTTTTAAAACAAAACATTAAATTTCAAACAAATGCTTGATAAAACAATACTTGTATTCTATATAAATGTTGGTAATGTAGAAAATTATGAAATGACTGAATATATGGCTAATGTCAAAAGAATGATTGAGCTAAAAGAAGATGATAAGGATAAAGTTATACAATATGTAATACCAGTTTGTGATCAAGAAACTCGCGTAGAGTGTATTAATGCACCAATGTTTATAACTTCTGAAACAATTTCAGAAGACATAATGAAGAAAATAGAAGCCACTAATAGAAATCTTGAAAGAATAACATCTCACATAAATGCAGTAGCTGAAACAAGAAAAGTGATTGTAGAAAAATTTTAAAAACATAACGATATGAGTAAAAATATATTAGTAACAATTGTAAATTACAACTTAAATGATGAAGCCATTAATTTAAAAAACATATTTAAAGAACATTTTGAATCGGTTTTAATTATCGATAGTGGCTCAAAAGAACAACCTGATGATTTTGATATAAAGTTAGAAAACGTAGGATATTCAGGATTGTTCAATAGAGCTTCTCAAGAAATGCTTGAAAAAAATTATGATTGGTTATTTTTAATTTGCTCTGATATTGTTATGAAAAAATCAGATGTAGAAAAATTGAAAATTAATATTGATGCATTACCAGAGGATGTTGGAGTTTATTCACCATCATCAACCGGACAATCTCATAAACATTGTAAAAATAGACAATCAGGAGGACTTAGAGATGTCCTTTTTGTTGAAGGTTTTTTATTTGCTGCAAGCAGAAAAATAATTGAACAAATCTATCCTGTAGATGTTAATATTAATAAGCTCGGACACGGCGTTGACGCTCTTAAGGGGTTTATGTGTCTTAAAAATAAATTAAGATGTGTAATCGACGATTCTATAAATATTTTCCACAGAGAAGGCACCGGATATAATACAAATGATGCTTCTAATCAATTTTTGAGTTGGATGGCTCAACCAAACATGGGTGAATTTTCTGCGTTTTGGAATAATTATTTATATCATGATGCAAATAGTGATGAAGCTTTAAACTCTTATAAAAAATGAAACCAATAAAAATTTTCCCAGAAGGAAGTTATGTACAAGGAATAGATTTTTCTTCAAAAATTCAATATAATCTATATATAGATACAATTCCGCCGGTAATCAATAGTGATGAAGTTAATATTTTAATGTTATCTGAGCCTGATGTTATTTCTGGAATTTGTAAACACCTCCCAAAATATGATAAATTATTTGATTATATTTTAACTCATAACCAAGATGTTATTGAAAAATATGACAACGCAATATTATTTACTTTCAATTCTATATGGGCATCAAACAAGGAATATATTAAAGATTTTAGTATATCAACGATTGTAGGTCATAAAATTTGGACAAAATACCAAGTTATGAGACAGGAATTGTGGTATGAACAAGATAAAATTCCTAATAAAAAATTCTTTGCGAGTTCATTTGGACAACCAGGTGAGCTTTTAGGAAATCCAATCATAGGTAATGATAAAGATGAATTGTTTAATTCACAATTTCATATAGCGATTGAAAATGATGTAAAAGCAAACTGGTTTTCAGAAAAATTACTCGATTGTTTCATTTCTAAAACTATTCCGATTTATTGTGGATGTCCAAATATTGGTGAATATTTTAATGAAAAAGGGATAATAAAATTTTCTAACATTAAGGAGTGTATTGAAATTTGTAAAAACGTAAATGAGAATACATATCAAGAAATGTTACCAACCATAGAAGAAAACTATAATAAAGCATTAGAATATTATGATTGGCAGAAAAGAGTAAAGGATGTACTTGAACAGATTAAAATTAAAAAATTTTCTGAATAAAATAATTATAATGAAAAAAAATAAAAAAATAATATCAATTACTTTAGACAGAGCAATAAATAACATTATGGAAGAAAAGAAAATTAATAAATCCAAACTTATTAATTTTTTAATAGATAATTTTATTAAAAATGAAGAGGATATGTTGAAAAATTTTTTAAGGAAAAAGTAATATAAATATGATTTTTGATTATTTATCTCTATTTATTTAAAAACAAATAAATGAGTATAAATAACAAAACAATAGACCAATCCAAAATAAAATTATCAATTACCATTGATGATAATCAATTTAAAAAATTATCTGAATATAATTTAAATAAATCTAAACTTATTAATTGGATTCTTGTTAATTATTTTAATGAAAGTGGAGGTAAAAATGAAAAATAAAATTATAGCTGGAGTTTATAAAATAACGAATGAAATTAATGGAAAACTTTATATCGGAAGTTCTTATGATTTAGAAGGAAGATACATTATACATAAAAGGGAATTATTAAAAAACGAACATCATTCAAAAAAATTACAAAATGCTTGGAATAAATATAAAAAAGAAAGTTTTAATTTTGAAATAATTCACACATTACAATTTGCAGAAATATTTAACAAAGAAGAATTAAGAAAAGAATTAGTTTTTATAGAACAGCTTTATTTAAATGCTTTATTATTTGCAAATGAAGATAATAATAAATTTCAAAAACTAGGATATAATATTAGAAGAGTTGCTTCAAGTTCATTAGGGGCAACGCTGACAAGTGAACAAAAAGCAAATGCTTCTTTTATTAGAAAAGGTAAATATGCTGGTGATAGCAACTCTATGTATGGTAGAAGTTTATATAGTTTATGGACAGAAAAATATGGCACTGAAGAAGCAAACAAAAGACAAGAAGAAAGAAATTTTAAAAATAGCCAATCTATAAGTGGTGAAAAAAATCATTTTTTTGGTAAACGCAATGAAATATTAATAAATTCAAATATAAAAAGAGCTAAAATTATATGCCAATATGATATAAAGTTAGTTCTTATAAAAGAATGGAAGTCTATGGGTGATTTGGTGAGAGAATTAAAAAGCACATACGTTACACTTAAAAATTATTGCATAAATAATAAGGTTTATAAAAATGAATTTATATTCAAATTTAAAAATGAAAAAGACATCACATTTCAAAAGACAAAAAACATAAGAAAGGATTGTAAAGCAATAATTCAAGTTGATTTATGTGGAAATATTTTAAAAGAATGGAAAAGTTTAAGTGAGGCAGAGAAATTATTAAAGATAACAAGGAGAGCCATAAAAAAATTATGTAATAATAACAAAAAAACAATTTTAAGATTTAAAAATCATAAAATATTAAATAATACATTTTTAAAATTCAAGAATAATTTACAGACTGTTGACTTTTAAATAAAAATCACATAGATTTGTTTTATGAAAATTCTAATTACGGGTATAGCTGGTTTTATTGGAAGTAATCTTGCTGATAAATTAATAGAACAAGGACATAATGTGATTGGCATTGACAATCTTTCAACTGGAAAAAAAGAAAATTTAAATTTCAAATGCACTTTCATAAATGAAGATTTGGTAACAATACCAACGGATGCTCTTGATATGATAATGAAAAATGTTGATTATGTTTTCCATGTAGCAGCTAAAGCAAGAGTACAACCATCAATTATTGATCCATTAGGTTTTAATGATAATAATGTTAAAGCTACTTTAAAACTTCTTGATTCAGCTGCAAGAGCAAAAACTGTAAAAAGATTTATATTTAGTTCATCATCTTCAGTGTACGGAAACGGAGACAAATTACCATTTGAAGAGACTATGACTCCAGACCCAATTAGTCCATATGCTTTACAAAAATTAATTGGAGAACAATATTGTCAGCTTTATAGTAAAATTTATGGTCTTGATACTGTTTGTCTGAGATATTTTAGTGTTTTTGGAAATAGACAACCAACATCGGGAGCATATTGTACAATCCTTGGAATATTCACAAGACAACATATGGCCGGTGACGCATTAACTATAACAAATGATGGAGAACAAAAGAGGGATTTTACCCATGTTTCAGACGTTGTTAATGCTAATATTCTTGCAATGAAATATAATAAAAACATACCATTAAATGGTCAATGTTTTAATATTGGTTTTGGTAAAAACACTTCAATAAACGAAATTGCTTCTTATTTTGGAGGAGAAAAAAAATATATTGGTAATGTTTTAGAACCAAAAGAAACATTGGCTGATAATTATAAAGCAAGAACAATTCTTAGATGGAAACCAAAAGTTGCAATATCTAAAGAATATGTGGATGGAATTTTGAATATGGAGAAACTAAAAGCTAATTTAAACAACAATTGAAAAATAAAATTGCTATATTAACAGCTATGTCTGGAAACAGAGATAAACTTTCAGTTCCAACGGTGGTTCATGAAAATGCTGATTATTTTGCTTTTGTTGATGAACCTATCGAAGAACAGATTTATCCGTGGAAACAATTGAAAATTTTTCCTTTTACAAATGATGAACGTTTTTCAAACAGGAGAAAAGCAAAGCCTTATAAAATAATGCCTGAATTATTTATTCCGGGATATGATTTTTATTTTTGGACTGATGCTACACATGATGTTGTTGCTAATCCTCAAGAATTAGCAGATAAATACTTAAAAGATTCTTGTTTAGCCGTGTTTAAACACAATCAAAGAGGGTGTGCTTATAGTGAAGCTAATGAGATTATAAAATTGAATTATGACCACACGGTGAATGTAACTAATCAAATTAAAGAATATCAAAAATTGGATTTTCCATTTGACTTTGGACTTTTTGAGTTACCGGTAATAGTTAGACGTAATTGCTTTGAAACAACTACTTTTAATTTAATGTGGTGGGAACAAATTTGCAAATATAGCTCCAGAGACCAAATAAGTTTTCCTTTTTGTTTGTGGAAAACAGGTATAAAATTTTCTGTTATGCCAGGTTATGCGAATGGGATAAATCCAAAAACAAACAATATAGGGTATAATGATTTAATCCCTCAAACAAGACATCATTCATCATTTATAATATAAATAAAATGTATTTAACAGAGCAAAAAATAAATTACATAAAAAATTCAGAACTTGGATGTAAGTCTACTGAAAAATTGATGGAAATATTTGATTCAATTAAAAATGGAACAATAGTAGATATAGGAGTAGAAGAAGGTAAAAGTTCTTTATTAATGTTGAATTATGCAACAGAAAATAACAATAGAATATATGGAATTGATCCAATACCATATTTTCAAACTAATCATCCTAATTATACTTATATGAAAATGGACTCTGTTAAGGTTGGAGAAAATTGGAAAGGTGGTCAAGTTGATTTTGTTTTTTTTGATTCTGTTCATGCAAAAGAACAAGTTTTATGTGAACTTTATTTTTGGTATGACTTAATAAAAGAAGGTGGATATGCCGTTTTCCATGATACTAGCTGGAAAAATTACATACATAAATCAGACCATAATTGTGCAGGTAAGTTCGCCGGCAATACAGGACTTGGATTTGACCATTATGGAGGAATTGATTGGGAAACTCCAGATAAAGCAGTTAGCGAGTTTTTTAAAATAAATTTATTACCCGAATCAAGAAATATAAATAATGATGAATTAATTTTAATTCATGAAGATGAATATGTAAAAATAGAAACGAATTTTTCATCATTAGGAATGACATTTGTTCATAAAAAGAAAAATTTTGATTTTAAAAACAATATTCAGGATTGGAAAGAAAATTTTAAAAGAAGAAAAATTTTAATGTGTTTTTTTAATTAATAACAGATATGTGCAGTATATTATTTACGTCTAAACCAATAGAAAATCTTGAATATATTAATTACTTTAATAGATTCAGAGGTCCGGA